AATGCAACCCCCGCCAACACAGTTTCTGCTCGACAATGCGCTGAAACCACGCTCCAATTGACCGAGTTACAGAATTGGGTACGGAGCATCAAATGAAAGTCGCAGACCGCATTACCGTCATTTGTTGCGTGTCGCTTGCGATCGTACTGCTATCAACAGTAGTCGTTGTGCTGATCGGGCTGTTTGACGAAAAAGTAGACAACCATGAAATTTTCAAACTAATCAACCCCGCGTTTAACATGATCGTCGGCGCATTCGTTGGAACCATCGCCGGTATAAAAATAGGAAAAGACGATGTTAAGTAAACAAACCCTAATCGACTCGCAAACTTGCACGGCTGACATGGCCGAAAAATGGTTTATCCCGCTAGAGTTTACTTGCGAAAAGTTTGACATCAACACTCCCGAGCGTTTGGCGGGGTTCTTGAGTCAGCTTTCACATGAGTCGGGCGGGTTTCGTTTCACATCCGAGAACCTCAACTACCGCGCAGACACTTTGTCACGCGTATGGCCCAGCCGCTTCCCACCAGGCGTTGCTGAAAGTTACGCCATGCAGCCTGAAAAGATCGCCAACCGCGCCTACTGCGATCGCATGGGTAACGGTGATGAAGCGTCAGGTGACGGCTGGAAATACCGTGGGCGTGGGTTGATCCAACTCACCGGCAAAGACAACTACGCAGCCTTCTCGCTTGACGCTGACAACGAAGCGTTGGTCAATCCTGACTTGGTTGCCGAGCCCGAACTGGCAGCGCTCTCTGCCGGTTGGTTTTGGAAAAAGAATGGCTTGAATGCGTTGGCTGATAATCGAGATATTGTCGGCATGACAAGGCGCATCAATGGCGGCACCAATGGTTTGGATGACCGCCAAATGCGCTACTCACGCCTCATGTCAGTATTGTCATAAGCACACGACGCCACAGGGGGATGTACGGGCAAACGTAACGCCCCCTGAAAATTGAGCGCGTTGTACGCCCTGTCCAGTTGGCGCTGCTACGGTCAACATTACTTGGCCAATTGCTTTTCGCAGTATTCACAAAACCCCTCCTTAAGTTCACTACAGACCTGACCGCACCCGTCGCAAATCCACTCAGGTGGAAATACGGGCGGCTTTTCCCGTGTGTTAAATATCCATAGCAATGCGCCAACGAATAGGCACATCGAAACGTAGAACCACATCACTATTTCGTAAACTATCATTAACCACCTCCGATTGTGATGATTGTCGGCTGCTCTTTAGCAGCACGTCTAGCGTTGATTTGCAGCGCCAAGGGCATCTGATACGCGCCCTTGACTAGCCTAGGTGGTGCAGCCGCTATAAACGCCTCTAAGAGCGCTCTCGGGTTCGTTGGCCCACCGCCCAACACTCGGGCAGCGGTCGCCAGTATCTCGCCCTCAGAGTCGGTGCTGTACCCCATCGTCCTTAATTTGTGGGCGGCAACTGAGTAAAGATTTTTCATGCTTTTCCATCAAGATTTGAATGTCTACCCGTAGCATAAGGTGTTGCTGGCGCAAGCGGGCAATGTCGTCGTCGATCTGCGCTAAGTTTTTAACAATTTGTTTGTACACCTGGCTCTCGGTCATGTGTTCTCTCCCCGTCTAACGCGTAAAGTGGTTGTATGGTTGGCGCGTCAATTGCCCAGCCAGTAGGGTCAAATTGATGCAAATTACCGTTGTAAAGCCACGCCACAGGCTTTAACGCCGCCAATGAATCCGCGGCTTGGCGGTATGCACATGGGTTGTATTCGGCGTTGCATTTGCCACCACAAGCTTCTTTAAGCAAGTGAACGTAATCATTTTTGTTCATCAAGTTGTTTCCTTAATTCAGTTAAATCACGGCGTGCAGCGAACAATTCGTCGGCATACCTAATCAGTTCTTCGCGCATTGCTTTGTTTGATTGCTGCAAATCCCGAATGTACTTAGCCGTTTCGTCTTGCTCTTGGTGGGTCATAAAGTACCCATTCTCAAGATTGCGTAGTATTTTTTCAGGTGTCATGCTCTTAATCCAAAAGGGTTATGGGCGTGTTTGATAACTAAGTTTTCGTAATCATCCAAGTTGGTCATGTCAGGGTCATTCAGAACGTATGTGGCGCGCTCGGTGCCGTCACCTATGCGTGTGACAATGCCTTTCATTTGCAAGCGTCCTAGCGCGCTGTAGATACTGCTGCGCTGTACTTTGCAATGGGCAGCTAACTCTGTCGCCGTGCGAGGCGTGGTGCAATAAGCCACAATCTTGTCGCCTGTTTTCATTTCTGCCACCTTGCGCGGATTGCTGCGGCAGCATTTTTTAATTGACCAAGGTAAAACGACTCAGATTCAAATTCTTCTATTAACCGCGCACAAGCCTCGCGCTCCATCAGGATGGCCTCTTCAACAGCCAAAACCATTGCGGCTTTGACTTGCCTTTTGCAGTCCTCAAAACCTTTTTCGTATGGGGTCATTTCAGTACCTCGTCTAGTGCGTAGAGTGGTGTTGACACGCTATCCTCCGGAGGATCAAACGTAAGTTTTATTGATTTGTACCCAACTTTCTCAGGTCTTTTAATCCACGCCACAGGCTTCAACTCCCGCAACTCACGGGCTGCGGCGAGGGCTTCGTCTACTTCTCGCAACGTGTGTGGGTATTGTCCATGTGCATCCATCAAAAGTTTGGTTTTGTAAAGCGCATCAATAATTAAATCAATCTTGTTCATTTTGCTTCCAACCCAGTCTTAACCAGGTGAATAATCTGACGACTGACCGAGCGGGTCTGTTCATCAGCTTGGGCCTTCACCACCTTGAACAATTCAATCGGCATACGGATGGTTACAAAATGGTCTTTAGGTTCTTTGTTATTCATCACACATCTCCCTACGATCGCGCCGATCTTCGGCAATAAGTTCTGCAATTTCCCACGACTCAACCTTGGCTTCTAACCAAGGGGCGTGGTAGCCCTTGCGATCAAGCACCGAATACAACTCGCGACCCCAATATGCAATCTGGCAAGGTATGTTTTTAAGGCGGCAGTCAAAAACTGTGGCGCCTTGTAGGTTTTGTTGTTTCACATTGGATCCTTAGTTAGTGATCTTGGTAGCTAACAATTGACGCGCTTTAATTGCCGCTTCTGACTTCGGGTCAGCGTCATCTAACAACGCCAACATGGCTGTAAGTAAACTCCTAGTCCATTCTTCTAATGTCATGTCGATCTCCTTAGGCCCACAAAGGGGCGGTTGGTTTAATGTTCAAAAGCTACGCAAACGGTGCAACCGCTGCGTTTGCAATCGTGTTTCTTTTTGTAATTGTCAGCGTCAAGATTGACTGGGTCTACTATGTCGTAGTCCTCATCCTTTACCTCAAAGTATTTGGCATCAATGCCGCAGCCAGTTACATCAAGTTCACGCTCATGCTCGGCTGTTATTTTGCGAAACTTAGGCTCACCTGTGACCAAACTAATCCCTATAGGTCGCTTGCATTCAACAAGCAACTTAGTGTTATCAAAGTGCTTGCAGTCTTTGCATAATTTCATCGTATTTCTCCGTTAGTTGATTGATGGCGTCTTCTGCACCATGACCCACAATAACACAATAACCCACACCTTGTAAATATTTAATCATTAATTGTTGTTTTTGTGACAATTTCCCACCTTTTGCTTTTTTCATTTCCACCCAAACGCGCCATGCGGGGATGAAAAGGTCAGGGATGCCAGGCACAACGCCCTCGACTTTAAGGTTCATGGCTTGTGACTTAGAACGCAAACCGCCATTCGGGATGGCAAAAATCAATGTATCCGGATAAGTGCGCCTAAACCACATCACCACTCGCGCTTGCTCCATGTGTTCTGATACGGCAATCACCATGTCAATCCCCACAAAAACAAGCAATGCCTTCTTCGTCTGGATCAATTAGTGATAATTGATCAGCAGAAAACTGCACCATGCTTGCGTACCCTGGGCGATCTTTGCGGAATGTGGCACCGCTTGGCTTAGACGCTAGGGCCAACGCTTCCATGTTTGCCCACCAGATTGCCCGCTCGGGCTTCTCAGCAATAAGGGTTGCCACTTGATTTAATGGTTTTAAAAAACACAGATCACAATTGCCCGCTAAGGTTCTGCCTTTGTACGTTGGCAACTCCAAGTTAAACGGTTGAACCTCCCAAAAATTACTAATGTCTTGCACACTTACTTTTGCAGTAAACAATGGGATTCTGCGTTTATCTTTAATTTTTGTTGCGCGTCTAGCTTCATCGTAACGAAGCCCAATCCATGACGCGCCTTCTAATTCTGATTTGGTGCAATCGTCAAACAGCCCCGAGTGTTTAAGAAAGCAAGCCATTGTGCGAATCTTTAGCTCGGACGTGCAAAACCTTGTGACTGGGTTAGGCAAGTATTGACGTTTACGAATGATCGCCTCAAACGGTTCGCCCTTTCTAGACGCCGTTTCATAAGTGACTTCTTTGTATCTTTGCGTTGGGTCTTCGTGGTCTTGGTACTCAATCCAATGGATCTTTACGCCCCAATTTACCGAGCAATCGTTTACAAACTTGAGCGTTGCTTCTTCTTCTTTGCCTGTGTTCGCAAAACACACAATACCGTTATCTGGCATTTTGCCGTTGTGCGCTTGCAACACTTGGTACAGCATGTAAGCCGAGGTTCGTCCACCGCTAAAACTGATGCACGTTGGCTCTGTAATTTTGTATGGATTTACCATAGCCGTTTAACCACCTTGTAAAATTTGCCATCACGTTTGTATGAAATTGTTTTTGGCGGGTTGGATTCATTCATTTGTACAACTAAATACGTCAATGGTGTTGTGGCTTGATTAATGCCCGATAGCGTGGCGTTTGAGCGTTGCGCTATATCATGGAGCAACTGCATGGCTTTGTTTCCCGCATAGCCTTGATTTAGCACCGGAAGGTATTCTGTAATGGGTGGGTCAGTCAGCCCACCGTAATAAGTAAGCGCAATCATTTCGTTGCCCGAGGCACGGCTGACGTGCTTGCGCCAATGCCAATCAGTGATTGGCATATCAACACCTTCAAGCCCCATGATGTCGTCGTGACGCAACACTAATTTCTTTTCTGGCGCCGGAGGAAATGGTGTGCCGCAGTTGGGGCAGGTGTGCGCCGAGATGTGGACAATCTCATGGCACACGTCGCATATCTTGACGGGCGCCTCGCCCTCACCCGAACCACCTTTCTTAGGTGGCTGCACGTTGGTGATTGGCCCGTGCATCTCGACGACCCCCGCAAAATCCAAGACCAAGCAATGATCGGTGTGGCTTTTGGGGCGCATTCCACGCCCCGCCATTTGCACATAAAGGCTAGCGCTCATAGTAGGGCGCAACATGGCAATCAGATCAATGTCGGGATAATCAAATCCAGTTGTTAGCACGTTGGCGTTAGTCAGCGCACGGATACGCCCCGCTTTAAACTCTGTCAGGATCCGATCGCGCTCTGCCTTGGGTGTGTCGCCGGTCACACACGCCGCGGTTACGCCTTGATGGGTTAACTCAAGGCAAACGTGTTGCGCGTGTTTGACGCCAGCGCAAAAGAATAGCCAGGCGCGCCGATTGCCCGCTAGCTTGATGACTTCCCGCACAACTGCAATATTTTTGTCGGAGTTATCGACCGCGGCTTGCAACTCAGAATCGATGTATTCGCCGCCCCTTTTATGCACACCGCTGACATCAAGCCGTTCTGTTGTTAATTTGCTACGCAGGGTTGCCAAATATTTTTTATGTACCAACTCCTCAATGCAGACTGGTTCAATCAACGCATCGAACAATGCCGGTTTATCCGTGATCAGACCATGCCCCAAGCGATAAGGCGTAGCGGTCAAACCTACGACCCTAAGATTGGGGTTGATCGCCTGTAGATCGTTTAAAAGATTACGGTATCCACCCTCTTCCTTGTGGCTCACTAGGTGACACTCATCGATAATCACTAAATCAATGTGACCAAGCAGCGGTGCCTTGGTTCTTACCGACTGGATTCCTGCAAACGTAATTGGCTCACCCAACTGGCGCTTACCGATACCTGCCGAGTAGATGCCCAAGGGGGCGTTGGGCCAATGCAGCCGCATCTTCTCAGCATTCTGCACAATCAATTCTTTGACGTGGGTCAGCATGAGAATGGTGGTTTCAGGCCATTCCTGCAAAGCGTTCTTGCAAAGTGCAGCCACGATGTGGCTTTTGCCCGAGCCGGTGGGTAGGACTAGGCATGGGTTACCGGCCGGATGCGCGTTAAACCAAGCATATAGCTGGTCAATCGCGCGTTGTTGGTAATCGCGCAACATTACTCGACCACCTTCGCACCAAATATCTCACGCGCCTCGCCAATAAACTTATCGTCAGACACACATGCCTTGTGGTTTGCCACAATTTCACTACTTGTAAAGGTTTCCCAATCACTCACGCCATTCTTGATGTCACCGTCGGGTGTAATCCAAATGATTGTTTTGCCCTCAACTTTATGTTGCCACGGTACTAAATCAGGGTGCAACACGTGCGCCTCACAAGCAATCTTTTGATATTCAAAACTAAGCGGCACGTCATACTCTTCACAATGCCAAGTGCCGTCTTCGCGCGCCGTAGAGTTAGTGCAAGTGCGACAGTTCACTTCCTTGGTCAATTTAGTCTTGTGACAAAACTCATGCGCGGCGCAGAACCGGCACTCAAACCAAGTGGGGTCGGTGCTAATCGGTGGTGGCATACGGTCAGACTTGACTAACCGATGGCCACGCTCAACCGCCTTAGTGGCCACAGTTTTATCTAACTTGACACGCTCGGTATAGATCCGATCATCATCCTTACAGACGGCGTAGTACAACGCACGGTCAACACCTAGCCCCATCATGTACGCTTGCATCTGTACAAAGTGCTGGGGCTTGCTCTTCTCAACCCCATTCTTTTCAAGATCATCAAACGATTTCTTGCCGTGCGTCTTAATTTCCAAGACGTGGCGGGCGTTAGGCGCCTCCGGCACCCCTGATTCGATGATGCCATCCATGCTGCCACTCACATGGCAACCAAAATCCACGCGGCTTTGGTTCTCACCCGTCTTTTGCACGTTAACGCCGATCGCGCGCAGGTCAGACACAACTTTAGCTTCCTCGTCTTTACCCCGTCGGAACAGGCGCAAAC